ACCCCAAATGTCAGCGGTCGTGGCGTGGCTGGCGACCGTGGCGCGGGCGGTGTTGAGGGCGACATCGAGCGTGCCGAAGGCGGCGGCCAGCGGGCCGCGGTCGAGCCAGGCGCTGTTGGCGGCGTTGCGCTGCTTGAGCCGGCCCGTGGCGGTGTCGGCCCAGAACTGGTAGGCGAATGTGGTGGCGGGCGCCGTCGCGCCGCTGTTCTGGCTGACGATGGCGGCGAGTGCGTCGTTGAGGTCGGCGCGGAAGGCGGCGCCGGCCTGGTCGGCTAGGTTGTAGTCATGCTGGCTCATTCATCAGTACCCCTTGGCGATGTAGTCGAACGTGCGCGAGACGGCGCTGCCGCCCGCGTTCCTGAAGGTGATGTCGAATCCCGTTGCGTCCTTGCCGGCCAGGTCGTAGTAGTCGCCGGTGGCCATGCCTTGGGCGCTGATGCCGACGGCGGGCGGCACCATGAAGGGCAGCGCGTAGGTGACGCTATAGGCCCCGGCGCCGCTAACGATGTCCTCGCCGGCCTCGATGCGGTCCGGCATGTCAACCGTGACGGCCAGTTCGGAGACGAGCAGGTTGTGCGTGGTGTAGAAGGTCTCCAGCACGGCCTTGAACTGGAAGGCGCGGGCGGTGTAGTCGCCGACGACGAAGGGCGCCCAGGCGCTCCAGGTGGGCGTGCCGCCTGGATTGTCCGGCGTGCTGCGGATCCAGATCGTGCAGGCGACGTCGTCGATGAGATCGCCATCCACGCTCGGCCAGGTGTTGACATTGGGCCGCTCGTCGATGAGATCGAGCATGTCGTAGCCGGCCACGGCGAGCGAGGCGGTGAGGCGCGAGGTCTGCACGCTGCCGAGGTCGACGCTGCCGGCGAATGCGTACTCGCCGCTGGTGGCGATGCCGCCGAGGGCGCCCAGGCGCGGCCAGGTGTCGATGTTGGCGAGCTGCTCGTCGATGGTCTCGGCGGAATCCAGCGTGATGCCGCCGGTGACTTTGGCGACATTGGTTTTCACTCCGCTGAAGCCTGGGTGCTCGATCACGGAATCGACGAAATTCAGGGCCAGTACGCTGGGCGCGTTGGTGACGATGCCGCTCGCCGCGGCGGATTCGTTGCCGCTGGAATCCACCCATTTCGCGAGGTAGGCGCCGGAGAGCAGCGGCAGCACGGTGTGGGTGGCGCTGCCCGGCACCTGAGGGCCGATGTCGATGGCGCTCGACCAGTCCGGCGCGATAGTGTCCGTCGTGTGACGGATGCGCAGGTGGCCGCCTACGATGACATCGAGGTCGGCCGAGGCGGCCCATGACAGGTGCGCCGCACCGCCGATGGCTGCAATGGCAAAGCCGGCGACATTGGCCGGGACGGATGCCAGGCCGTAGATCGTCGCGGAAAAGTCAGCCGCCACGGAACGGCGGCCCAGTGCGTTGATGGCGGTGAGGCGGAAATCGTAACTGCCCGGCTCGGCCGGCTGGATGTCCAGCGAGACAGCCTGGGTGGAGAGCGTGGTCCAGTTGCCGCCGTCGCGGCGCCATTGCAGTTCGTAATACGGCGAGCTGCCCAGCCAGCTCACGGTGACGCGGGCGCCCACCACGCTGGAGGTGACGAGGTAGAGGCTCTCCGTCACGTCGATGCTGGTCGGCGTGTCCGGCGTAGTATTCAGGCTGCTGGTCTGCAGCGGCTCGAGCACCAGGTTCTGCTCGACGGCGGCGTACTTGTCGGCGCGGTAGGCGATGGCAACGATCTCGGCCTGGCTGCGGTCTATTTCCGTCACCGAAACGATGCGCCAGGATTCGGGCACCAGGTCGGACGCCGCCAGCACCCAGATGGCCTCTGCCTGCGGCGCGGCGGAGAAGGCCGGCGAGACGGCCAGCGTCGCGGTGCTGCCGGCGCCGGTGGTCACCGTGCGCGACTCCACCGTTCCGTCGGGCAGCGCGGCCCACAGGGTGTAAGTTTTGCCGGAGGCGAGCGTGACCGAGGCGTCAAGCGTGACCGACGCCGTCGTGGCGGCGGCGACGCGCCCGCCCATGCGGCTGCCGGCGCGGATGGGGTCGGTGGTCTGGATGACCTCGCCGGGCGCGACGGCCAGCCCTTCGAGCCCGGCGCGGAAGGTGACCGTCTCGCTCTCCAGGCGCTCGGTGTAGAGCAGCCAGCGGCCGATGCGATGCGCCTGCCCGCGCGAGGTGCAGCCGACGGCGAGAATCTCGGTCTGCACGACGCCGTAGCGGGCGATGCCGTCCGGGTCTTCGACGTATTCGATCTTCTGCCGGTAGCGGTCGGCCGGGTCGTTCCACGCCACCAGAGCGACGGTGTGGCGCGCCTTGGCGCTCGATCCCTGGTACTGGAACTGGCCGCCGACGACATTGGCCGGCGCGAACATCGCCGCCACGTCCCGCGGGGCGTCCTGCACCGGCGTCAGCGCGCCGCCCGACCAGTAGACCATGCCGCGGAAGATCGAGGCGAAGCCGTTGATGGTGCGGTAGGCTTCCTCGCGCGTCTGCAGGTAGAGGTTGCAGGTGAAGCGCGGCTCCAGGCTGCCGAAACCGTTTTCCACCAGTTCGTCGCAATACTGGCCGATGGTGTAGAGCGCCCACTTGTCGATCTGCGTCGCATCGAGGAAGGCGCCGAGACCGTAGCGCTCGGCCACGAGCAGGTCGTAGAAGCACCAGGCCGGGTTGTCCGTCCACGCCACGCTGAAGGTGCCATCCCACACGCCGGTGTAGATGCGGGTGGCCGGGTCGTAATTCGACGGGATGCGCACCTTGAGTCCCTTGATGTCGTAGCCGCGGCGCGGGATGGCGCGGAACTGCTCGGCGTCGACGGCCAGCGCGCACAGCGCTGAATTCGGGTAGCGCAGCTTCGAGTCGATGATCTCGGTGTAGGAATCCCACCAGGTGGCGTTGCGCAGGTTGGACTGCGTGCTGTCGGCGGTGAGGCGGCGCAGGCGGATGTCCCACGGGCCGTTGCCGGGCAGCTCGATGCGATAGGCGCGCTGGTAGCGGCTGGTGGTCTTGCCGCTGATGGTGTCGGTGAGCGCCTGCACCCAGCCGCCGCCGGCGGTGTTCACGTCGATGGCGATGTCGACAGGTGTCGGGCCGGTGTCGCCGGTGACGAGCGACTGATAGGTGAGCTGCGGCACGCTGACGGTGAGGCGCGCGGCGTCGGCGTTGACGTTGCTGATCGAGCGGGTGACCGGCAGCGCATAGGAGAATTCGGTCGAAACGGCGCTCTCCGCTTCCACGGCCGGGAAGCCGGGGATGTACGCCTGCGACTGCGTGCCGGGGCGGGTAATCAGCGTGACGCCGGAGAAGTTGAGCGTGCCGTCGGCGGCCTCGACCGGCGTATCGTCGAGATAGACGGATTTCAGGCCGTCGACCAGGCCCTCGATCTCGCCCTCCGAGACGAGGTCGACGACGCGTGCGTACTGCCGGCTGCGCAGGCTGTCGGGCGACTCGATGGGCGCGCGGGTGGAACCGCCCCCGCCGCCGCCCTTGCCGCCGCCACCGCCACCGGCGCCACGGATCGCTATCGGGTTGCAAGCGCGCTTCATGCGATCTGCTCCACGGTGAGGCCGGCGGAGACGACCTGCGAGCCGACGATGAGGCGGCCGTAGCACACCGGCACCGGGTTGCCCTGGGCGGCGGTGTTCACCGCGCCGTCGAAGGCGTAGGAGGGTTTGTTGCTCGGCGCTTCGACGGATTGCTGCTTCGGCGTCGAGGTGAGCGCCTGGGAGATGCCGCCGAACAGCAGATTCATGCCGATGGAACGAAAGACGGAGCTCAGGCCGAACGAGAACGGCCCGACACTGAAGCCTATGGCCTGTATTCCGGGAACGAACGACAGCCCGATCAGCGCCGCGCCGAGCAGGATTTGGCCGAGCCCTTTCCCGGCACCGGCCACCACCGGCACGATGCGCAGGCTTTCCCGCGTGGAATGCGGCTCGCGGATCTGCTCGGCGGCGAGCGCCTCGCGTCCGCCGCGCAGGACGCGGTAGGCGCCGCCCTCCACCAGCGCCCGGCGAAAGCCCGGCAGGGTGGCGCACAGGGCGCGCACGGCCTCGGCCGGGCTGCGCGCATCGTAGCGGTGCACGCGGCCGAAGCGGCGGCCCAGATGCCCGTAGAGCAGGACGAGCATCATGGCGCAGCCTCCAGCAGGCTGCGGTGGCGCAGGGTGTGGGTGTGGATCTTCGCGTACCAGCCGCCGTAGACGTCGCGGCTGGACAGGCGCCCCGCCTGGTGGTGCAGGATGCAGCCGTCGCCCAGCCAGATGGCGCCGTGGTTCGGCACGCGGCTGGCCACCTGCATGAGCAGCACATCGTGCCGGCGCGGGGCGCCGTCGACGCGCTCGAAGCCGCAGTCGCGGTGAAGGTCAAGATAGAGGTTCTGTCCCTTTTCCCACCAGCAATCCTCGCGGTGGTACTGCGGAAGCTCTATTCCGAGCGTCTCGCGGTAGTAGTCCTGTATCAGGGTCAGGCAATCCAGCACGCCGTGGCTGAACTCGCGGCCGATCAGCGGCGCGCGCCAGCCGGATGGTTCAAACTCGTGCACCGCGCCGGAGGGCCAGGAGACGATCAGCCAGGGCAGGCCGTGCGCTTCGCACTGCGCCAGGTCGGCCTGCGAGGGCGTGGGCGGCAGGTTCGGGTGCGAATGCACGATCGCGCACGGCGTGCCGGCATCCTCGGCGGCGGCCCAGTCTTCCGGGTGGATGACGAAATGCTCGTTGCGCTCGGCGATGTTGCGGCAGGGGATGTACCTGCGCCGGCCGCGCCGCACCACCACCACGCCGCAGGCCTCGCGCGGGAAGTCGCGCTCGGCATGGGCGCGGATTTCGGCCAGGAGGGCGGGCGTCATCGGATCAGCCCCACGCCGGGGAACGCGCCGAAGGGCAGCTCGGCATAGACGCCGAAGCGCAGCTTGCAGGAACCGAGGCGCTTGCCGCAGTCGTCTTCCGCCAGCAGCGTGGTGGGCGCGTCGTTGCGATCCGCCACCGCGCCGCCGGCGTAGCCGCACTCCGCGCCGCGGTACAACCAGGTGCACACGTTCTGGATGCACTGCCGGCGCGGCAGCATGACGCCGGCCACGTCGAAGGCGGCCGACAGCTCCCACTCGACGTAGAGGCCGTTCTCGGCGCTCTTGCGGTCGACGTACCAGATTTCGTCCGGGAAGCCGCAGTTCGGGTCGGCGGTCGGATTCACGCCGCCGGGGAAATTCACCGCGTCGAGGTACTTGACGAAGGTGCGGCGGCGGGTGAGCTTGGCGCCGACCAGGTCCTGCAGCTCGCGCGCCAGCGCGCCGACCAGGCCGGTGACGTTGGCGACGCGGATCTTCGGCCGCGGCAGCGACCCCGTGCCGCTCCACTCGAAACCGTCGGCCTCGATGGGGAAGCGGGTGTAGGTCAGCCCCTGCCAGACCACGTCGGCGCCCAACGCGTTTACGCCGGCATGGAAGCGCACGACCGTGCCGCCGATGGCCGCCGGGTCGAGCTCGAAGAGGTCGACCAGGGCGCCGGGGGCGAGCTGCTGGATGTCGGAGGCGATGGTCATGTCACTCTCCGAACACCTGGCGGAAGGTGGCGGTCATCACGGCGGAGCGCAGGCCGGTGTGCGGCGAGCGCGACCAGGCCGGGCAGACGGCCTGGATGGCGTTGCCGTCCGGGTCTGTCCAGTCGAAGGATTCGACCCCCGCGCGTGCCTCGATAAAGGCTTCGATGGCGTCGATGTCGGCCGCGACGCTGGAAAAAGTCAGTTCCCACGATGCGGCGAGTGCGTTGATGCCGTCGCCCACACGCTGCTGGTAACCGTCGCCGAAGGCGGCGGCGAGCACGCGCGGCTCGGCGCTCTTCTGCGCGGATTGCGAATACCAGGTGAAGGTGGCCATGTCAGGCGCCCGTCAGCAGCCCGCCGGGGCGGCGCTCGGCGAGCAGCACGCCGCGCACGGCGCCCTCGATGCGCCGGCCCAGCTCGGCGGCGGAGGCCGTGTCGCCGGAGGCGCGCCCGCCTTCGGCATTGACGACGATGGATACGTTGTTCACGACGCCGCCCGCCGCGCCGTTCGGGATCACCGTGCCGGAGACATTCGGCACCAGCACCTCCGGGCCGTTTTCGCCGACCACGTAATACTGGCCGGGATAGACCGGCCCGCCGGACGCCTTGCCGCCGCCGAAGGACGGCAGCACCTCCTTGAGCCAGCCGGACAGGGCATTCCCAAGCGGCTCGGTGACCGTCTTGCGCAGCACGATGCGCGCGATGTCCTGGGCGAGGCCCTTGAGCACGTCGGAGAGTTTCTTGCCGTTGATGGCGGCGTCCTCGAAGGCGCTGGAGAAGGTGAGGCCGAGGTCGCGGGCGAAGTCGTCCGTTTCCTTCAGTTTTTCGTCGAGCATGCCGAGGCGCGTCAGCGCGGCTTCGTTGAACTGCTCGGCGCTGATGCGGCCGGCCTCGAAGGCTTCGGCCAGCAGGATCATGTCCTTGCGCGATTCCTCGAGCTTGGCGGTCGGCGTGGCGGCGATCAGTTCGTTGATGCGGTCCTGCGCCTGGGCGGCCTTGTCGCTGCTGCCGGAGAGTTTGTCGATGGCCGAGGCGTAATACTCGGCGTCGAGCCCACCTTCGAAGAAAAGCCGGTCGAGCGTTTGCAGGGCAAGCTCGTATTCGCGCGCGCGCGCGAGGTCGGAGTCGTTGATGGCGGCGCCGACGCGCTGGGCGATGCGGGATTCGAGGTCGTTAAATCCGCCCGTCACGGCGGCCATCTTGTCTGGCTTGACCGAATCCGGCTTCGACTTGTAGCCGCCAAGATCGCCCGACGGTCCGGCTTCCTTGGCGGACATTTGATCGATCTGTCGCGCCAGGCTTTCACGTCGGCGCAGCAACATGGCCTCGTACTGCGTCAGTTCGAGCAGCTTGAGTTCCTGCCCGCTGCCCTTGGGCGTGCCGAAATTCGCGATCTTTTTCTGGGTTGCTTCGAGCTGGCGCCCAAGGTCGTCGAGTTCTTCGCGCGCGCGCCCGATGGCGCTGGTCTCTTTTCCGAATGCGCCCCGGATGGCGGTGCCGAGGCCGGACAGGATGCCGTTGAACAATCCGGCTTGCCGCGTGCCATCGACCATCGCCTGGGCGATGTCGTTCAGCACGGGCAGGAGTTCCATGGCCAGCGTCTTGGCGTACTGGCCGCTGGTGGCGGCCAGCCTGTTCAGGTTCTTTTCATAGGCTTCGGCCATCCTCGCCTGCTCGGCGGTGACCCGTCCATTGAGCACCGCCTCCTCGGAGAGATCCTTCAGGAAGGGCAACGCCTGGGCGCCGCTGCGGCCCAACAGGTCCATGATGAGCGCGGTCTTGCCTGCGCCGTCCTTGAAGGTGGCAAGCCGGTCGGCGAGCAGTTTGAGCTGCTCTCCGGTATCCATGTTGGTGAAGTCTTCCGCCTTGAGGCCCAGCGCCTCCAGGGCATGCCCCGCTCCCTTGGCCTCCTCGTCGGCGCCGGCGAGGCCCTTGGCAAGCCGTATGGCGGCCATTTCCACAACGGCCAGATCGTGCCCTCCGATCTTCGCGACGCGGGCAAGCGCGGAGAGGCTTTCGACGGAGGCGCCAGTGCGTTCCGCCATGTCATCGAGGCTGGCGGCGAACTTGATGGCGTTATTGATGGCGCCGGCGAATTCTCCGGCGGACAGGGCGGCGGCAATGGCGGTTCCGACTACGGGAAGACTGGAGGCATACGACTGCAGGGAGCGCAGCCCGCCCATCGCGGAGTTGATCGCCGCGCGGGTCTCGTCCTTCGCGGTGATGACTATGCTGGCGCGGTTGTCGGCCATGCTCAGTGCCCCAGTTGCCTGATCCAGTCGGCCGGATCGACGCTGTCGGGTTCCGGCCCTGTTTCCATTGCGTCACCCACCAGCCGGGGGATGAAATCGCCCGGCTTGAAGGGCGGCGCGTCCTTGCCGCGGTTGCAGTTGGCGACCGTCGCGGCCACTACGCCGGCCTGCAGGTCGCCCCGCCACTCGCCCCACGGCTCGATGGCATACAGCGCCATCCAGTCGCCGAATTCGGCGGCCGTCATGCTCGCTTCGAGCTCCTGCACCGTGCGGCCGAGGCTGCGGGCGAGCAGGAGGAGGAAGCGGCGCGCCGGCCGCGCGATCAGTTTTTTTCGCGCACCTCCGTGTCCAGCCCGGACAGGCGGCGCGCGATCTCGAAGATGCGCAGCGCGGCCTCGAAATTCACCGAGCCGAACTGTTCCCATTCCTCGGCCGTGAAGACCGGCTTGCCTTCGGCGTCGATGACGGCACAGGCCAGGAGGCGGGAGATATGGGAGAAGCGCTCGCCGTCGCGCGCCTCGGCGAACAGCGCGAGCCGTTCGGAGAGCAGCAGCCCGCGCACGACGACCTCGCCGCCCAGCTCGGGGATGTCGTGCGCCTCTTTCGGCAGGACCGGGCGCGCGATGTCGTTTTTCTTGAGCGCCATCGGGTCAGCTCGAGTAGACGTTCGGCTTGCCGAACATCGTCACGACGAAGCTGGTCTCGACCTTGTCCTGCGCGTTGCCGGTCGGCAGCATCGTGCAGCCGATGTAGCCGGTGAAGACCAGCTTCTGGCCGTTGGCGAAGGTGAAGCGCACGGCGCGCTGGGCCTGGGCGTCGGAGGCGGCCTTCAGCGCCACCAGGCCGGCGTCGGCGACGTCCCAGATGGAGTTGAAGCTGAAGGTCGACGGATTGGCCGCGCCGGGGATCTGCTTCTTGACGTTGTCGTGGATGGTTGTGATGTCGATCATGTCGAAATCGCCGCCGGAGGCGGACAGCCCGACCGCCGTCGACAGCGTGGTGCCGAAGGTGATCTTCTGGCAGCTGCCGCTGGTGAAGGTGTCGTAGTTGGTGGTGTCGACCCCTTCCAGGTTGAAGGTGTTGGTGGTGGCGCCGGCGACGCGCACGACCATGGCGTCGATCTGGTACATGCCATGCACGGAGAGGACGACGTAGTCGCCGTTGGTGAGTCCGTGCGCTGTCGAGGTCACCTGGCCGGGGTTGGCCTTGGTGATGGCGCTGATGGTGAGAGCGCTGCCCAGAGCGGACTGGACGGCGATGGCGACTGCGGACCACTTCGATACGTTGGCCATGGCGGGCTCCTTTCTTCAGGTCAAAACGTCCGGCGCATTGCTCATGGCCGTGAACGGGATGGAAAACGTCATGCGCTTGACGCCGACGGGCTTGTCGAGCTGCTCGTCGTCGAAACTCATGCCGGTGTAGAACACTTGCAGCGATTGGCCGCCGACCGTGATTCCGGCGGCGAGTGCGACCTCGACTTCCTTGGAGATCTGGTCGAGCGTGTCGTCGAGGCCGCTGGCGGCCTTGGCGCAGGCTTCGACGGTGAAGGACAGCTCGCGCCCGAGCATTTGCGGGGCGTGGATGGTCATGCCCTCGGCGCGCTCCTCGTCGGCGTAGATGCGCAGGCCGGGCAGGTTGGCGTCCTGCATCGGCTGCAGGCGGTTGGCCCAGACGCGGGCGTCGGTGGTGGCAAGGCCGGTGAGCGCGGTCTTGACGGCGTCGCGGATCTGCTTGTGCAGGTGGTTGGCCACTGGATCAGCTCTCCTGCAGCCTCACCAGCGCGATCCCGGTGCCGTCATCCTCCACACCCACGACCAGGTAGGAGGAGGACCGGATCGTGAGCGTGGAGGTGCCGGGGTTGAGACTGGTGGCGTCGCTGCTTTTGCAG